GGTGAGATATTGTATTGCATGATTAGATGTGGATATAGACTGTTCAAGTCGAATGATGCAACCCAATTGTGCAAACCAATTTGAGGTTCTTTGACATAAGCACCTTCAAAGGCTTCACTCTTCTTTGCAATACGTCGTGGCGGCACAACAATCTTTTTATCAAGCAGATAGTTGTAAATCAGTGCATCCCACATTCTAGTTTGTGCAAACACATCATCATAGTTACACTTTGTATCATATGCCAGAGTGAGTGCAAGTTCAACAAGTTTCAGTTTGTCTTCGAGTTTCAGAATCAAATGCACATCTTTGATGTTATACTCAATGAACTTTTGATGGTCAAGTTTATAGAGTTGATGTAAATTATCATACTCATCATAAGACAATTTGCTTTCACCAAGTTCTACACTGGCAATCGTATCAAGGCGATAGTTCTCGGCGTTTTTACCACCAGGCGCATACCATTGATACAGTTCAAGATAATCAAGAACAGAAATGCCAACAAGATCATAGACAGTTTGTTCTTTGCCTTTGAATACAGTCTTTCTTTCAGAATACACCGACCAAGGCGATAACTTGTTTACTACATCGTCCCCAAATAAACGTGAGAAACGATTGACAAGGTAAGGAATATCAAAGAACTTGATATTCCAACCAGTAACAACGTCAGGCCAATTGCTTGACCAGTCAGCAATAAACCGTTCACACAAATCGATTTCATCTTCACACTTAATGTATGTTTCTTCACCTTTTACCTCATAATCACCGCAACCATAAACGATAGTACCGCCGTTCAATTGATGAACGGCGATTGCTGTAATAGGCTCAGTAGCCCTGTATGGATCAGGAAATCCGTTTTCAGAACCAACCTCAATGTCTATGAAAACGACAGAGAGATGAGAAATATCCCAATCAACAATGCCTCTAAAATTATCAGCAATGTAGGCATATTCATAGCGTGTATTGCCGTAGATTTTAAAGTTTGCAACTTCTTCATAACGCTTGACAAAATCACGTGCCTCCCTAATTGTATCAAAAGTCATAGGTTCCAATGGCTCATTGAACAATGAACGCCATTGGGATGGTTTGTTAGACTGCAAAAACAAAGTCGGAGAGTATTTGACCTTTGTCTTAACTCTCCGACCGTTGTTCACTCCACGAAAAAGAATGTGATTGCCGTGGACACAAACATTGGTATAATACTTGCTCATTAAACTACTAAACCAGGCGGTGCGATTTCAATTTTACTGAACATACGATTATATTGATTAAGTAAATCAACCACTGGTGTAGTGGTAGTAAGAATATCATCCCATTTAAAGTTTACACCTTTATCAAACTCTTCAGTGAAAGCAAGATATGGTGCAAAGCCAACACCGCCAGGATCATTTGCAGAACGTGGTGGCACTGCAATCACTTGCATTGGATTTTTAACTTTAACACCAACATTGCCTTCATCTATCACTTCACCCATGATAGTTTGATGTGTTTTAAACGTAAAGCATTTTACTGTCATACTGTTACCTCTTTTGTTGGTTCATAAACATCAAGTGTCACCCACTTTTTTGGAAACAACATTTCACGGCCAACAAAATCGGCAATGTCGTATGTTGGATCATCAACAAGACCAATCAATTCAACCTTGTTGTCAAATTCACGCATTACAAGATCATACTTGTATGCTTTGGAAATTTTAGGATTGGACTCAGCCAATTGTTTTGCCACTTTTGTGATGTTGCTCATAATTTAATCCTCACATTGAATAACTTTAATTTCACACTTTTTAAGAAAATTGATACCCGAATCACTTCTGTAGTCGTTTTTGTAGTAGACCTCCTTGATTCCTGACTGATATATCATTTTAGCACATTCCAAGCATGGTGCGTGGGTAATAAACATTGTTGCCCCATCACTTGAGTTCGTTGACCGAGAAACTTTTGCAATTGCATTAGATTCGGCATGTAAGACCTCTGGCTTAGATGTTAAACGTGTCCAACCATGTGCAGTTTCGGTATAACCATTGGCAACCATACATTCTGGTGTTTTTTGGCACTCATCTTTTAAGACATAAAGTGTATTTTCACAGTTGTTATCCCAACCGGATGGCATGCCATTGTATCCAATACCAATGATGGTGTTGTCTTTGACGATTACACAACCTACATGCAATCTACGGGCAGTGGAAAGATCAGCATATACACTTGCTGCTTTCATATGGGCTTTTATAAATTTTTCTTTCATAGAAGTAAGCACTCACTTCATATGTGGCGCACGACGAAAAAATCGTTCCGACTATTCTAGAATGATAAGTGACGTTCTAGCCACGTTTACGTTGTTGGCGTGTAAGAAGAATGGTAAAAATCTTTCGCCTAAAAAACCTGGATAACGCCAAGGTAGTGGCTCAGATGTCGTTGGAGTTATTGGATATACTTTACTGGCGTTTTGCCACACATATTCTAAAAGTTCGAATAACTCAGAAGCATATTTTCTAAACAGTTGCTTACGCATAACGTAAGATGTTTCAAAACTTGCAGAATTTTCATCCCACCATTTCATGCTGTCTCTGTAGTCAGGTAATAACTTTTCGATGCCTTCTAAAAATAGATTTAGATACTCTTCTGGTTGTGACTGTAGATACTGACTACGAACTGAGTATGGCATCGTTGTGATATGATTTGTAATCGCATCGTGTGTCTCAAGCAGTTTAAGTGCTGCTGCCTTCTGTTCATCGGATGACATGTAATTAGCACTTTCCTGTGTAGGTGGCATTGATGCTTTCAACACGTTTTTACCCATGTCACCTTTAAAATCCAAATAGCGTCGATATGTGGTGCAACCAATATAATCGGCACGGCCGTTCTGCCACAAGTAATACTCAGATGCTTGTTGTGCTAATGCACGAAGAAACTCATCTTCACTACACATGCTGTAATAGTGGCGATAGCCATATACACTCTTATGTTGTGAGGTGTTTATCCATTTACCAGGTCCAGGTGGTTGCCATTTGTATGGTGCATGAGAACCAGCATATGCGGCCTTCAGCCAAGATGATTCGTGATTGAATGGGAAGTCTTTATGAAAGTGACTCACCATTAATAGATCAGTCATCTTGCACATCCTCTTTCTTCTTCTTTTTGAATTCGATTCGTGGAGCAATGAGTGCCTGAATCATCTCACGTTTGTAATTAGTTTTACCTTCACCTTTAAGTCGTGAAAGTAAAATTTTCAATTCTTTACTCATTTTAAAATTTGAATTAGGTTTCATCACCAAGCCCAAGAAACGTATGAATAACGTGTACCCTTTGTTACAAGGTCAACTCTGTGTGGATAAAGAAAGTTTGATGGGAAAATCATAATTTCACCTTGTTTCAGTGGCACAACAGTGTCTTGCCAGAACACAAGTTCACCACCTTTGTAGTTATTATTCAAACTACCTAAAACTGAAAGTGTTGGAATACCCTTGCGTTGACCATCAAACATTGAGTGAATGTGGTCACAGTGAAGTTTCATTTGTGTATCGGGACGATAACGATTGAATCGAACTTCAGAATAACCTTGCCATGAGTTCCACCAATCAAAACTGAAATCAGAAGTGTATCGTTGAAGAGCATCCCATATTCGTTTCATAAACAAATCTTTGTGCTTCACGTTTGACCACGTGACAGACAATTCATTATTGTATGAATGATGAGAATTTGTGCTTACGTCATAGAATTGATGAGTCTGAAACTCACCTTCAACTTTTTCAAGTTCTTTAACGGTTTCTTTACAAATATCGTCTGGAATCCAATCTTTGTAAACTTTGAGATATGTTTTGAGGTCTTTGTCCATTATATACCTTTCAAGTGGGGCTTGCGCCCCACTGATTACGCTGCCTTCTTTTCTTCTTGTAGAAGTTGTGGCTCAAAAAATTTCAATTCATTACCAATTTCAATGCGTTTTGGTTTTTGGTGTTCTGGAACAATATTGATAAGTCCAACACGCAAAATACCATCTCTAAGTTCTGAACTATGTACTTCGATAGTATCAGCAATGGTAATTGTTTTAGTGAAATTACGTGCAGCAATACCTCTATGTAGATATTGTGCTTGTCCCATTTCTTCATCTTCTTTGTTGCCTTTGATCACCAAAGTATTTTTTTCTCTGGTAATTTCAATATCGTCTTTACTGAAACCTGCAACTGCAAGTTCAATAATGTAACGATTGTCATCTACTCTGATAATGTTGTGATATGGGAAAGTATTTACTGCATGTTGTGCCGGTGTGGCAGTCAACAACTTTTCAATGTCATCAAAAAAACGATCAAAACCAAGAGTGTGATGTAGTAAAGGACTAATACGAGTAATAGTCATAGTTTTCTCCTTATTAAGCAAGTTAAATTACGTGACCCCGAAGGCATCACGACTCACTTGGCAATCGCAAATGCTGTGCGGTTGACAAGATAAGTTCTTTGCGGATTACTTTGATTGAAGACTTTAATGAACTCATTATTGCCTTCTTTGATCACATCATCGTAATTCCGTGTGTACACTTCTTCTTTGGTGTACTTGTTAATCAGTTTAATCGCATTGTTTTTCACTTTGCTCATGATGTGTCACCGTTATTCAGTTCTACCTTTTTTACCTATGTTATATTTAGCAACTAACTCCCAATCATCCTTTTCTTTGAAAGCAATAATCTTAATTTGATGAATTGGAGCCATGTTGTTTTCTACTATATCATAATTTACAATCTTTAGCAAGCCCCACTCTTCAAGTAAATTGGCAATAGCGTTGCGTCTTTGTATGTCATTTTCGGTAATTGTCGATAACTTACCATCTAGTGCAAATAGTTCCTTAAAATGTACGATATAATACTTGCCTTGTTTGTGTAGAATATGGCAAGACTGGTACAATACTCTTTCTTTACGGCTTGAGACACCGATTCTTGTGAGTGTCTCACGAATTTTTAAAAAGTCATCTTGATTTGGCAGGACGACTTCAACAAACTTTGATAGATCAACCATGTCATTTCCTTAACCCACCCGTCAGGGTTTCTTCTTTTAGTTTTTGGATTTGTTCTTTGCTGAGAAGTCTCAAAGCCTCACGTGCTTTGGAATCGGACAGGCCATAGACCAGTTTGACACATTCCAAATCATCGTTTTTTTCAGCCTTAGCCCACTTCGCAAACGGTCTTTTCATAGACCTGACGGTATTTAGCAAATAGTCGAATTGTAGTTTCTTTTCAAGATAGTGCCTACTATTCATCTCATTTGCAAAGGCCAGACAATCCTTGTGCTGAGACAAGGCTCGGTTGACCAGAAAAGGAGCATAGTCCTTTTCAGTTATATCATCTACAATCATTTGCTTTTTGGTTTGCAAAATGGCTGTAGCATAGTCAAATGGACTACTCATTTGAACTCCACATTGGCCATGATCTCTGTCAAGCAAGCAACAAGATTGATTTCATGGTCAGCAACAAATGCTTGCTTGTACTGATAGTCAGCAAGAATTAATACTGCCTGTGGTATACTCTGAGGCTTTGCAATTTCATACAAAGCATCATAGAGTTTGCGGAAGAATGTCGTGTTATCAATTTCTGTCGTTGCTGCCCATTTACGGACGGACGTAAAGTCTTTTTCTTTCAGATGTTTGACAATCTGTGTTAGAGAAATGTCACCAATCTGAGAGAGGATGCCTACATCAATCTTGCCGAGTTTGGAATAGCGTTGAAGTTCATTAATAACACGACGAAAATCTGGAAAGTGTTTCTTGACTACTTCAGCAATTACCTTTTCGTCAAATTCAACTTTCTCTGTATCAAGTATGTGTGTGATGCGCTTGAAGAATGCTGCTGCCATTTTTTGCTTTTCACCATTCTTCAAACCAAATTCAATGACGGCACAACGACTGTGAAGTGGGTCAATGATTTTGTTTTTGTAGTTGCAGGTGAAAATAAAAGAACAGTTTGCAGCAAACTCTTCAATCGCATTACGCAGAATTGCTTGTGCGTTTGGTGTTAGATAATCTGCCTCATCTAGAATGATGACCTTACGACCACCCGAAAGTGAAACAGATGAAGCATAGTTTTTAATTTTGACACGAATTGTATCGACGCCGTTCTCATCAGAACCATTGATTACCATGTAATCGCAACCGATCTCGTTGCACATGGCTTTGGCGATTGTTGTCTTGCCCACGCCCGCTCCACCAGCCAGGAGAAGATTTGGCATCTCCTTCTGGTTCACGTATTGTTGAAACACTGCTTTCAAACGTTCTGGTAGAATACATTCTTCCACTGTTCGTGGTCGATACTTTTCTGTCCACAGAAGATGTTCCATGGTAACCTTTCACAAAAATCATAATGTAATATATTATATCAGTCAGCGTTCAATGCTGCAAGCACTTCAAGATACGGCTCTTTTACTTGCCAATCAATGTTGTTGACTCCGTAAATAACAGTTCTTGGTTGTAATTGTGCATTCGTATCTGGTTGAATCAACTCAAACACAGAAGCAACGATGTCACGATTGATAGCAATCGAATCACCATCAAAATTTGCTGATGCGTTTGTAAAAATAACAAATTTAGCCATGATTAACCTTTCTCATATTTTGAACCAGCCTC